CCGCCCTCTCTCCCTGCATTCGATGGATGTTTCCATGAATTGGCTGTCGGCGTCGGCCACCCAGAAGAGGCGTTGACGGATGTGCGGGGCACCGAAGCCCGCAGCGCAGAGATCGAAACCAGCGAAGGCGTATTCCGCTCTTTCCAGGTGATTGCGTACATCGTCGAGCCAGCCGAGGCCGTCTTTGCTCGCAACCTGTTCGCCAAAGATAACGTCAGGGCGGCACTCCGATATAAGACGAAACCATGTGGGGAAGAGGTGGCGCTCATCGTCTTTTCCCTGCCGCTTTCCACAGGCGCTGAAAGGCTGGCAGGGGCATGAACCTGTCCAGACGGGGCGATCATCGGGCCATCCGGCACGTCGCAGGGCGTAAGACCAGACTCCGATCCCGGCAAAGAAGTGGCATTGCGTGAATCCTTTAAGGTCATTTGCGGTTACATCCTCAATTGAGCGAGTGTCAACAACGCCCGGGGCGATGTGCCCAGCGTCGATCAGGTTGCGCAGCCACTGCGCAGCGAATGGATCGATTTCGTTGTAATAGGCAGTCATATGGCTACCTATTCACAAAGGCCGTAGCGAGAGGAACAGACACTGCCTTCAAGACCTGCTAAAGCCAGTTCATATACCTGCTCACCGCGCCCAGATTTGGCCCACTCAAGAACCTCATCAACACCCGGCGAATTGAGGTTGCCGCGTGGCCCATAAAATCCAGACCAGTCAATATGCTGCACTTCCGGCGTAAGCCCCTGAAGCATCACTTCTTTGCCCAGGTTGTTTCGAACCTTCACTTTCTTTCCGTGCCGGTCAGTGATTTCACGGAAGCCCAGAACAGACGACATCCAGCGCTGGCTAACCTCGCCGACACTCATCCAGTGAACCCAGCGACTCCCCAACCTGACCTGCAATTCCCACTGGCGATGTTTATCAATATGTTCAGGCCAGCGCGCTGCTGTTTCGGCTATCTCTTCTTTGTTGCAAAGCACACAGTTCATGCAGCCAACACGGGCGGCACCTTGCGTGTAAAGAGGGTTAGGCTTGATACCAAAATGTTTATGAAGGGCAAAAACGTCTTTCGCCGTCCACTGGTGGATAGGCAGGAAGTTGTAAAGGAATTGGGGATCGCGCTGGTCTGTTGAGAAGCGCTCATAGCCAGCCCGCTTTGATGACTCATCAGCCCTGACACCTGACCACTGCACTATGACTTCACCTTCATCTAACAAAGGTTTCATCACCGCATCAAAGGCAATCTGTATTTTCAGTTCGTCGGTACAAAAACGATCGCGCAGCATTGGGAATTTGCCATGAAGCAATGCAGCATCCAGAAAACTATTTCCAGACGGCTGGCCCAGAACTGACAATGCAGCATCTAAAGCTGTCTCAAATTCAATTCCCCAGCGCTTCGCTGTTTGCATCCATGCTTTTGCAAACTTCGTATCTTTGCGGGCCAGCGAAGGCATCACCACACCACGATACGTCCCCATACGGATAGTCTGACGCTTCGGCCAATTTTTCTGTAAATAAGCGCGGCGGCGAGCAAAGTCTTCTTCCGTATAGTTCCGCTTAACAACCTGAACAGGCTTACAACCTATTTGCTGATGAATAGTGCGCCCGTATTCGATCGTCAGTTCATGCTCGTTATCAGTGTCGGCCATAAGACCTTGCACACGATCACCAAAAAGCGCGTGAGCTATGGCAAGTGTTACCGTTGAATCTTTACCGCCGCTGTAATTCACAACGATTTTATGATCGTCAGGTATGCGGAATTCAGAAAGGAAGCGCTTATAGGCCGTTTCAATTTCACGAACTTTTGCGCTTATATCCGTTGGAACAATTACTGATGGTGCTGTGAAAGTAGTCATTAGAAAGCCTCCAGATCGTCAAACGTGCCCGCCGCAACCATCGCGTTGTAAGTCGCATCGCCCATCACGGCGCCACAATCAGGGCAACCGCCGCCGTAACGCCCGCAGCAGTCGCAGACAGGCAGCACGCCGATCACTTCTTTGGCCTTCTGGCGGTTGTCTTTGTCAGTGCTGACGGAACGTTGCACGCTGATTTCGTGCATCCTGAAGGGCTGATAAATCGCGCGGGTGGCATCGGTGTCGCTGTTGGAAATAACGACCTTCACGCCATGCTTACGGTTAACTTCCAGCAGTGCCTGGACTAACTGGCGATGGTTGTCTTCCGTGAATGGTTCGGTGTGGTACTGGGTGAAGTCCGCTGTTTTGCTCTCAGGCAGGTAAGGCGGATCGCAGTAAACGAGAACATCGCCACCCGTGACGACCTGTAAAGAACGCTGGAACGGCGCGCAAAGAAATATTGCCTTTGTATCGTTGGCCTTTTCGGCAAACAGGCGGATTTCATTTTCAGGAAAGTAGACGCTCTTATACTTGCCAAACGGCACGTTAAAGCCGGTCTTACGGCTGTAACGGCATAAGCCGTTATAACCGTGGCGATTCAGATACAGGAATTGAGCAGCGCGCATGATGCACGCCATTTCGACACCATAACGCAACCCACCGCTTTTTACCGTACCTACCTGCTTATTGAACGCGGCGCGGACTTCGTTGTATCCCTGCGGGTTGTTCTTACTGTTAAACAGTTCGCGGGCCGCATCGATCACTAAGTCCGGGTAACGGGTGACTTCCCGATACAGGTTAATAAGATCCGGGTTGATATCAGCCAGCACATAGCGGCGGTATTCAGTCGCCAGAAATACCGATGCGCCGCCTACGAACGGTTCGATCAGACAGTCGGCTTTAGGAAAGTGCGGCAGCAGGTCAGGAAGGACACGGGTTTTCCCCCCTGCCCATTTGATGAACGGGCGGATCATAATGCCGCCTCCGCCGATTTATCATTCCCAGCGGCTGCAATAGCTTTCAGATTGTCAGAAAGCTGCGCAATCTGGTTCCAGACGTCAGCGGCAGCATTGTGCTTATTCTCATCAACTAAACGGCGGGAGGCGTACCCGCAAACCATTAAAGATATTTCTTCAACCGTGCGAACATCCCGAACGTTCCAGAAACTCCATACTGGCCGGATACCAAGAGACTGCATCGCGTGGCTGATGATCGGCATATCGTAGTCAGTGCCACGCGCCCAAACCTTTACCGAATCAGCATCGCAATACGCAAGAACAAACAAGTTCAGGTCAGCGAGGGCAACGCCCAACTGCACAGCCTGATCGCTTAATACAGCGGCCTGAACCTCGCGGGACTTCTTAAACCACCATTTCACAGTATCTGCGCCGATGGTGCCGCCTGCTGCCTCGCTGCTTTCAATGTTGACGGTGCGATACATTGACGCATCAACACGGCCAGTCATGGGATCAAATACAGCCGCAGCAAGAGAGACAATCGCCGCAGTTGGCTTTTTATCCAAAGCTTCAATATCAATCATTACATGTTTCATCGCGTTAAACTCCGTATGGGGAAGCGGGAATAGAAGGGCGCTGCAATTCTTCAATGCAGTGCTGGCGCAGGTTGCTGATAAAATTAGTGGTTACTGACCCACTGGCAGAAAGGGTTAACTCACCATCACGGCGGGTTTTAATGGTTAAACCTTCATTTTCGATAGCAGGTAAAAGAACATGCAAAATGAAGCTATATTGATCACGTCTGGTCATTATCTCTTCCTCAAAAAAAGAATGAGTTGAACCGCCACCACTTAATAAAGAGGCTGAGAAAACAGAGTTTATTTTTTAAAACCGAATTACTTAATTAGCTTTTTAAATAATTCAGCCAGTGTAAGTAGGAAGCCTTTATTTATTTTTTGGGTATAAATAAACGGTTTATTTTTACCTTTGATAAATTGAACCTTCGCCGGTTCGGGCTTAAAAAATCTTCCGTCCGGCGTTTCCATCCAGCCGCGTGAGTTCTTGAAGTGTGTGACCTGGCACCCGTGCTTAAGCAGGCTTGCCAGTGATGGGCCTTCATCGTGCATTACTGCCCCCTTGCTTATACATCTGATCAACCGTGCGCATGGCTTCCGCTAAAGCAAAGTCACGCCCGTAATAATCGCCATTGCTGGAAATACGATAAGAGTGCTTAAACGTAAATGGATTACGCGGGCACTTTTGAATCGTGAAGCCACGATATAAATATGAGTGACGACTTAACTGTATTAATTGCACAGCCACAAAAGCCCCCTCACATTCCCAATTTAAGCAATTCACCATCAACATGGCGCGCCACGTCTTTGGTTATTTTCTTAATCAGCTTTTTATCCCTGATCATAAACTCGCCGCTATTGGTGCGAATCATGAAGCCCGTTTGCATATCTTTTAAATGGGTGTCCAGAATATTGTTACATTCACGCACCCGGTTTTCGTGGTTAGCTGTTTTCTGGCTCATCGCGATAACCTCAAAGACCGATCCACAGTAACCAAGCGTCGCGCTGCTCTTTCGGGCGGTTGAAATATGCGTCACGCATAGCGCGGTTAAATTCTGGGATGTAGATCCAGTTTTCTGAACGGCCTGTAAGGGCTTCCGGGTTCTTCATCTGGACAACCGGCAACTTACCGTCACGAACCATGTCGCCCACTGCGTTGGCGGATTTACCGATCATTTCGGCAAATTTTGGGGTTGGCACTGCGTCCACAGGGTGACGCAATTCAATGTAGCCCTCTGGGTATTTGTCTTTCATGTGCAATAATCCTCTTCAATGTTCAGCCGCCTATAGCTGGCTGTAGCCGCTTCTGGCGGCTGTTCATTCGGTCAAGAAGTTCCATATACGAACTTCTTGTGTGTGAAATCTAGTTCGAAAATGGAACCGTGTCAATGAACTTTGAAGAGAAACTAAAGCTGATTCGTAGCGCCGAGGGGCTGAATCAATCACAGCTATCTGATATTTCAGGCATCCCGCTAAGTACCCTCAAGAAGATCGAAGCCGGGTATCAAGACCCTGGCTGGAATGTTCTTAGCAAAATCACCGAACACCCCCGATTTCAGAAATACACGCTTTGGTTAATGACTGGCACCACCGCACCACAGGCCGGGCAAATAGCCCCGACTCTCTCCCCTGATGGGCAAGACAGAACAACATCACGCCAATCAAGGCCGAAGGCTGGCTAAAAATCTGGTTTTTCTTTGCGCTAGAACAATCAGCGCAAAATGACAATTGCACTGGAGGGCTTCGCTATGTCGATTAAGAAGCTCGAAGGTGGTCAATACGAAGTAGACGTTTACCCGCGTGGGCGTAATGGAAAACGCATCCGCAGGCGATTCGATAAGAAACAAGAAGCTGTACTTTTTGAGCGTTATGTATTGGTCAACGCCGACAAAAAAGAATGGCTGGGCGCGAGCGTAGATCGCCGCACCTTAAGCGAGTTGTTAGAGGCCTGGTGGTTGCTGTACGGGCAGACTCTGGAAAATGGCGAAATTGAGAAGCGACACCTGAATAAAACGATCAGGGCGCTGGGAGATCCGGCCGTTAACCGGTTGAGCAAACGCACAATAGCGCAGCACCGCAGCCAGAGGCTGGATGATGGGATCAGCGCGGCTACGATTAACCGCGATATATACCGGCTTTCCGGCATGTTCAGCGCGTTGATCAAACTGGAAGAGTTCAGGAAGGAAAACCCCTGTAAGGGTCTGGAACCGCTGAAAGAAACACCGCCCGCCATGACCTATCTAACAAAGTTAGAGATCGGCAGGCTGCTGGAAACTTTGACCGGTGACGATCGGCGCGTAGCTCTGGTATGTCTCAGCACTGGCGCACGATGGGGAGAGGGCAGCACGCTGCGAGGTGAACAGGTTAACCACGGGCGCGTAACGTTCCTCAAAACCAAAAACGGGAAAAAGCGAACAGTTCCGATATCGGAAGAACTGGAAAAAGAGATCAAGACCAGCGACACGGGCCCACTGTTCAAAGTTGACTATGAAAACTTCTGCGAACGGCTCAGGCAGGTTAAACCAGACTTACCGCGCGGACAGGCCACGCATGTGCTCCGGCACACGTTCGCAAGCTGGTTCATGATGAACGGGGGGAATATTATTGCGCTACAGCAGATTCTAGGGCACGCCAGCATACAACAGACGATGGTTTATGCTCACCTTGCGCCTGATTATCTTAAGCACGCGGTAACGTTAAACCCACTAGGTGGAGGGTTGGCAATTTGA